GTGCTGCAACCTGCGTAGCGTTTGCGCCAGAAGAACCTACCGCTTGAAAGCCTTATAAGTAAAGGGTTTATTAAAATGAAAAAAAATACGTTGCCGCCTGGCGTAAAAAATAATTTGAAGCAGGATTGTGTATTATTCATGCAATTAATAAAGGTATTAAAAAATAAAATAATAATAATTAAATTATTAGATCAGGAATTTATTAAAATAAAAAAATGTTAACACCTGGCGTAAAAAATAATTTGAAGCAGGATTGTGTATTATTGATGTAATTAATAAAGGTATTAAAAAATAAAATAATAATAATTAAATTATTTATTTCGCTATATTGAATATAAATATATTTATATATATAATACGCTCTGTGAAGTTTTAATAACAAGCCTAGGAGGGTTAAATAATGGAAAGATTAAATGATACTGAAATTAGCTTTATAACTGATAAGTTAGATTTACAATTAATAAGTAATGAAATGTTTATTAAAGGGGGTAATATAGATAATGATGCATGGTGCGACCCAATAGCACATATTGAAGCACAAGAAGAAATTAAAATAATTAAAAGCATTTTTGCTAAATTGGAGGGTTAGACAATGAGTAAATCAAATTACAATATCGATCTAATAGCTAACGATAAAAAAATAATAGCTAATAACACAAAAAGATTTTATAGAAATATATATAGAGGCTTTGCATTAATTGGCATGTTTACCATAACCGCTTTAGGCTTTGTGCTTATTGATTTAATCATTAAGGGGGTTATGTAATGAGTAACAAAAACGAAATATATTTAAAAGTTAAATTATCTCAACACTTAGATTGTGATATTGAAGAAATAGAAAGGGTATATGGTGATTCTACTTTTGAGCATGGGAATAGAGAATATCTAATATTAACAGATGATGAAGCAGATAAAAGAGTAAAAGAATATATAAAAGATTCTATATGGGCTTTCAGTCCGTGGTTCTTAGCAAGTCATACAGGCTTAGACGAGGAAATTATTAAACATTTACAAGATAAATGCGAGGGTGCTAATGATGTTTTATTAAATGCTGTAAAAGATATAAATGATTTTGTAAATGATGCTATTGGTTATGATGGTCGAGGGCATTTTATGTCTAGCTATGATGGTCATGAGTATGAGCTTGATAATAATTTATTTTTATACAGAACTAATTAAAAGGAGATCATAAAAAATGAATATATATACAGAATATGTTATTTGGGGAGTAAAGATAGAAGATAGGGACAAGCCTAAATATTTACAGGAAAGCCTTTTACAGACTCACCACCTAGGCGAAACAATCACAAGCAAAGCAGTAGCAGAGAGAATCGCTTTATTATGTGAAGCAAAGGGTTACACAGGGGTAAGAATTCAATCTATACCCTTTTATAAAGGTTGTGAGTCTGATTTAGCTAAACAATTTACAGGTGTAAATAATAAATAAATAACTAAATTCGAAACCTTACAAGGCGGTACTATTACCGCCTTTTTTATACCTGGATTAATATAGCAACTTCTAAGCTCTTATATGATCTTATAATAAAATCAATACCTAAACATCTATATATATCAATACAGAGCCTTACAAGGCGCTATTTTTTATATAAAGATGCTGCAATAGATCATTATTTTATATAATCCAGGCGGAAAAGAGGCCGCTAAAAATAAAAATCTTTTTTAAATAAAATGTAAATTTGCCTTGATTATAAATTTGCCTTGATTATAAATTTGCCTTGATTATAAATTTGCCTTGATTATAAATTTGCCTTGATTATAAATTTGCCTTGATTATAAATTTGCCTTGATTATAAATTTGCCTTGATTATAAATTTGCCTTTATGAAATTTGCCTTTATGAAATTTGCCTTTTATATAGCTTATAAATCTATACTTGCTATTTATATATATTTATATATAATCTGTAGTATGTTAAATAAAATTAAGGAGTTAAATAACATGAGTGATTATTCATATCAAGAAATAGTAGAAGAAGGTATATCTGTATGTGCCAGTTGTGGTAGTGCAAATATAAATTTCAATAGAAATAATGCTGATAAAAGCAAAGAGCTAGAGCATTGCTTTGATTGTGATTATTCGGAAGGCACTAATACTTGTATGCCTGGCGATTTGCATTTTTATCAAGAAGCAAAAGAAACATTAAATAAACTAAAGGAGCAAGAATAATGAAAACATTAACTAAAGAATATACAGTTTATGATCTTAAAGACTTAATGCAAGATGATAAACTGTGCGATAGGATTTACCAAAAATTTTGGCTAGATAATCAAGACCATATTAATACTTGGGCTGATGAAAATATAAACAGTTTCAAAAAATTTGCTGAAACTTTAAATATGGACTTTGATTATTCATTATCTAATGATGAATATCAAACGAGACAATGCTATATAAAATTAAGCCCTAGTTATTATTTAGATAATAAAGATTACAAAGAAATATTAAAAAATTACGAAGGTAATGGATATTGTTTTTGTCTTGATTTAGCAGACTTTACAAATAATCTTTTAAATCAAAAAGAATATAAAGTTTTATGCGAATGGTCTACAAATAATTTTGTTTTAGAAATACAGAATAGAATGTTTGAATTATGGTTTGAGGATAATCAATACTACTTTTCTAAAGAGTCATTTTTAGATCATGTTGAGTCAAATGGTTATGAGTTTGATGAAGATGGTAATTTATTTTAAAGGAGCAAGAATAATGAGCAACAATAAATATGAAGCAGATAACATATATGAACTATCCAATCAATTAAGTATTGACGATATGGTTAAGTTGATAAATTGTTTTTCAAGCAATATCAGTGCATTTATAGGAAGTGCAGGAAATCATCAAATAGATTCAGAATTAGAATTTGCCTGTACTAATGGGCATAGCATACAACTAAATTTGCAGTCTGTTGATGAATATGAAGATCTGAAAGACTGGGAGTTTTTAATGGAAGGTTTAAAAAAAGGAGAAAAAAATGAGTCTAACTAAAAAACAAATAATACAAAAACTAAAAAGCATACAGCATGAGGTTGATAGTATCTTTAATGAGAGGTTAGATAGGTTTGATACTGAATTGTTAGAGTTTCGCAAAGAGCATGAGCCTGATTATGGTTGGATATCGTTTTTAGGGCATGAGGTTTATGAGGCTCAAAGAGTTCAAAAAGTAATTTTAGAAATAATAGGAGAAGAAGGTGGAAATTAAATTAAATAGTTGGGATATAAACCAAGCGATAGAGGATTATATAAAAATTAAACATAATATTGATGTTGATTTTTCAGAAATGCATGATTATCCATGTTTTGAATTTACAGAAAGAGAAGTTGTTTATAAAAGGCATAAGAACGGAAAGGTAAAAAAGCACAAAGATGGCTATTGGCTAGTAGATGAAAAGAAAACAAAGTATGTTAAAAAATATGGAGAGATTTCTGATGATGCTAGTATCAGCTTCTATTTAGATTAAATTTGCCTTTATGAAATTTGCCTTTATCTCCTGGATAGGTGGCGCTTAAATTGTTTGTTGATCTCTTTGTGTAAATTGTTTTTTATAACCATTTCACCAACTTTAAAGAAATCAATAAACTTTTTATGCTTAATAAATGACGTATAAGCAACTAATAGTTTAAGGCCTTCTCTACCTTTAATGCCCTGTCTTTCCCAGATACCATATACGCCAGAGCCTTTGCCTTTTGGCACACCTTGAAATCGTGAGCCTTTTCTTTGTGAGTCTTTTGTTTTATCTATTTTACCTAACAAACCACCCTTTTTAGATAGTTTCATTATGTTTCCATATTTGCCTTTTTTAGCAGCACCATCTTTTGTTGGTGATGCATATGCCTGATTTCTTGCTGGCTCATTTTCGCCTGTATAAATGTAATGCAAGAATTTAGCTGCCCAATCTTTAACCTGGACTCTAGTAGCGAGTTTATTAGAAAAAGGTTTAGCAAATCGTGTTATGACTATACTTTTAACTGTTTGTGGTCGCGGCCTATCTAGTTTTCTAACCAGATGCGCCCTTTCAGCATTAACAACCTTTTCGCCAGTATAATTCATACTTCTGGCTAATATCTTATTGAAGTCTTTTTTATTTAGTTTTTTATCTAAATCTTTTCTAACTTGTTTTAAATTTGATTTTATTGTTACTCGCATACTAAATTTGCCTTAATACTAAATTTGCCTTAATTATAAGTTGATCCAACTGCTTTTATTTTTAAATTCCAGGCCATTATCATTGGCCGCTTTTAAAATAGTCGATTTGCTTTTACCTAAAGACATAACAACTTCGTTTAATGATTTGCCTTTATCGATTTGCCTTTTTAATTGCTTTACATCAATTTGCTTTTTTTTACTCATTATAGGTTCTCGTAATGTTCTTTTAATTTATTAATATACCAAATAGCCTTCTCTAAGTCTTGAATATTGTCTTTATATTTATGCCTATGAAGATACTTAATTGCGTTACCTTCCAGGTATGAAGGGAAATTTGCACCTAGCTGTTGTTTTATGTATTCAATACATTCAAATTTGCCTTTATTATAATGCGGTGGGTGGTTTACCATATCTTTACTCATTTGTTTCTCCTTGATAACTT